ACGGCGATAACTCGATTCGTAGAGGCATCTTTAGGTACAGTGATCACCTTATTCCCGGTCTGGAAGGTTGGAAAACCCGACAGACTTAACCGATATGCCCACTGAGGATAAACCTCAGAAAGCATAGTCAGGGGAACGAGGTCGTACAGATCACGCGTTATTCCAGTTTCATACTGGAACTTTTTGACTGGACTGGCATCTCTACGTTTGATCAACGTGGAAGCGCCAGGCCCCCAGTCAGGAGCTGCGAAGAACTCGTCTGCGCTAAAGTCGCCAAGAATCCTTTCGATTTTACGAATGACTGCGGAATGCAGCCAGACGATACGGCCGGCGGTATGCCTGTCGTATCGTAAGGACTTGAAACGAACATTAGTTTGCTTACACAAAGCTTCAAATTCTTGAAACTTTGCCAAGGCAACCTCGTCCAAGTCATTTGTAAGGGTTAATCCCTTATACTTTGACAAGAACTTAGTTGCTGCGTAAGCATCTCGACAGTCAACCACAGAATTGTAGTTGACCGGATTGAACTCAAGCTTAGATAGCTGATCATGCTCTCCCTCACGGAAGAGTATGGCAACCATCAGAGCTCGAGGACAATCGAGAGCAGATAAGTACTCCGCAACTACCAGGGAGTCAAACTCCTTGGTGACGCGGAAGCTTGAGATACCTTTAAGGTATCTTCCACCTTGCTTCTTAGAAGACATGGTAGTTCTCCGAAGTTTATGCTATGAAGGCCGTAAGGCCAACGAACGTGTACGACTTAGTACACGTTTTCGAACGTCGTCACAGCGACTTCGAGCGGAGACCCTGACGAATCTGTCGGGGTACCGTCGGAGGCGTTGATCAGACGTGCGAAGAGCGCGGCCGCGCAGCTGAAAAGACGTTGTCTCTCAGCTAACGTGGAACGCTCCGGCAGCATGAACTCCATGACCGCGGTGCAATCGTACGCTTTCGTCGGAGCCGGCTGAATGCCGGTCATCGTCGAGGCGGACGTCTGCTCCAAAGTCGGGAGAACAAGCTTTGCCATCACCTTGAAGATGCGGCTCGCCTTGGTAGGCGGACGCACCGACATGGAGAGGGCCGGGTAACCGATGGCGATTCCGCCACTCCGGTCAACCCACCTCGCGACACCTTGGGGATTGATCCCTTCGGGGTTAAGCGTGGTATCGACACCAACGGTCGCACTGGTCGTTAAACGTGCCAGCGCATGATCGATGATGCCGGACAGCTTCACTGCCGCTAGTGCGGACATGTGTGTTTCCTTCTAAGTCGAAAAGAAGAAGCCGCTAGTCTTGCACATCAACCGAAGACGCTCTTCATCAGAGCGATGGCGTTTGCCGCATGAGTGGTAGAGGCTAAACCGTTCTTAAAGATGCTCGGAAATGCCTGGCCGGGGAAGCTAACAAGCTTCGTCCGACTAAGTAAAATCGAGTCTCTCTGGAACGAGCCGCCACTCAATAGGAATTGGCCAAAACTTACGGTTGAAATGTTAACGGCAGAGTTTACCGATTCTCTAGTGAACATGGTTTCTGATCCATCAACA